GAGCGCGCCAGCAGCTCCTCGACCGGCTCGCCGTCGTCGATCGCCTGCTCGACCTCGCACGCGATCTCGGCGGCGCGGGCGTACAGGCGCACGACGGCGGGCGCGATCTCCATCAATCCTTCTCCTCCCAGGGCCGGCGGACGCCATCGCCGTCGGCACCATCGTCGCCGCCGCCGCCGCCGCGCTCCCACGGGCGCGGGTAGAGGCTGCGCCCAGAGTCGCGGCCGTCGAGCTTGTTCTCGCGGTTGCTGTGGGGCGTGATCCGCAGCGCCCGGGCGTAGCTCAACGCGCGCGCGGCGATCACGCCGAGCTGCTTCGATATGCGGTCGTAGTCCGACGACCCGACGTCGGCGCGAGCGAGTTCGCGCTCCAAGCGGCGACACTCGACCATGGCATTACAGTAGCGCTCAAGCTGCTCATGCGTCTCGCGGGAGAACCAGCGCGGGCGCATGGCGGAGACGACGGCACGCCAGATGGCGGCAGCGGCGGCGGACATCCCCTCCGGCGGGTCGGGGCGCTCGTCCCAGGGAACGGCGGCGGCAACACCCTGCATCGCAACCTCGCTGGCGGACTTGCGGGGCAACTGGAACCTCCTAACAGCAATCAGGCAGCTGCACCCCTGAATACACCTGAATCCGCGTCTCAGCGAGCGCATCGCCGCGCGCGTCGAAAAGAACCGCGTTCTCCGGGCGTCCTCGAGGAAAAACGTAGACAGCGAGAGAACGTGTCCAGGTTGAAGTCAGGTGAGTACAGCACCGACGCACATTGAACGACCCGCCTCGATCTGGACACCCGAAACCACGGAAAGGTAGCAAGATTCGGCTGCCGCCGCGGTCCGCGAATGTCGCAGTCGCGAAAATTTGGATGTGCCCCCCGCCCCAAAAGATGATCGAGAACTGCGAGAGCGCGCCGGCCGACGTTCCCCCCTCCCTCATATTGCGTTGAGCTATTGGAGAACGCGGGTTGCGTTGAGGCTCTTGGAGAGCGCGGGCCGAACCAGGGTTAATTTCGCAGCCCGCGCACCCCGCACCCCACGATGACAGCCGCGACGGGCTGGAAACGACACCACGACGAGACCGGCCAGCGCACGCGCAAATTGACCCTCGAACTCGACGGGGTGAATTAGTTCGCCGATTTCGAATTAGTTCGCACGGTACCCTTTTAAAAACCTCGCTTCTGCCTCCGTGTGTATACATATATATATTATATAATATTATCAAAGGCTTAGCCTCCCCCATCGTAGTCTGATTTTTTTAAAAGGGGGCGGCGCGCACTAATTCCTAATTGTTCGCCGCGCACTAATTCGGCGGGGCCATCGCGGTCTCACCGCTTGAATAGGCCCTCTAGATTGTACAGGCCGCAGGCACTGGTGCCGTTAGTTCGTCGCGATACCTTGCCGTCAGGTATGTGCGCCAGTGTCCATTTGAGGTGCGGACGTGGAACACCTCTTCGAGACCATTGGTTAGGACCTCGATTCGGCGCACCTCAAGGTCAATAGCTTGAAAAATTCCGATCATGCTAATGCGGTCGCTGTGCGATCCGGGCGTTAGGTCAGCGCGGCCAACTTTGGTCTCGAAGTCGTAAGCGAGGCTCCGAAAGAAGCCGACCATGTCGGGTAGAAAGGGTTCTGGCGGCTTGGCCATGATTGTTCTTTCCTGTTAGATCGCAAACCACATCTCGCGCGGCCGGCCCGGGCCGTTGGCTTGCTGTTTTTGACAGCGAGCCTTGCCGGCGGCTTCGAGCTTTCGCAGCGCTTGGATGATCTCGTAGGCGCGGGTGTGCCCGCCGAATACGTCGCGGATGATGTCGCGGCGGCTGATGCCGTCAGGGCGGGCGAGCTCTAGCTCGTGCATCAGCGTGTCGGCGACGTGGTCTCCGCTCGTGTCGCTGAAGATGTAGCCCGCCGACGCTTCGCAGTATCGCCACAGCGCGTGGGCGGCTTGGATGTGCGGCGCCGCGATCTGTGGCGCGCTGTCGAGCAGCGCGTAGAGCATAGACAGCCGCAACATCTGCGGCGCCGCACGCGCTGTGAGGTGGTCGATCAGTCCGGCCGTGAGCGGCGCGCCTTCGACCGCGGCATAGAGCGCCGCCCACACGGGCTTGGCCTCCTCGGCGAAGGTGATCGCATTCCGCGTCTGCGCCGTCTTGACTGCTTCGTTCGTCTTTCGCCCGAGTTCGGCGAGGACGGCGGGATCAAAATTTCCGCCGAACGGCAGCAACTTGCTGCGGTCAGTGCAGGTGTAGAGAAAGCGGTTGCCGAATCCGTCGGAGAGCGACAGCTTTTCGAGCTTTCGACGCAGCTCGTCGACGGTGATGTGAGCGGCCATCGAGATCAGCGGCTCGGTCGCGATCGACGGCTTGTGCTTGGTCCGCGTCGACAGGATCGGCGGGACGCAATCCCACGCCTCGCGCAGCACGCGGCTGACGATGTTGGTCTCCTGCTTCATCTTCGACAGCGCGGACGAGAACTCGCGTTCGTCGAGCAGCAAACGCTTGTCGGATACGCCGGGATCAACGCACACCAGCGTCTGCGTCTTCTTGTCCATCTCGTAGCGCGCGTCGCGCACCATCTCGATGATGCCTTCGCCCGAGCTGATCCCGCTTTTGATGTTCTCGCGCACCCAGTCAGGATCGGCACGTTCCATGACGGCGCGGATGTCCTGCGCCGAGGTGCCCTTGCGTGATCGCGCCGTGCGGCCGACGATGAGCGCGAAGATGTTGGGATAGTGATCGGCGTTCGCTATTCGGATGAACGGCTGACGGCCGACCATGTTGCCGAAGCAAGTTAGGTATTGCAGCAGTAGCGCCGCCGGATCGGATTCGGTGCAAGGCAGGAGTGTGTTCACTACTTCACCAGCAAGTCCGTAATAGGCGCCTGGATCGAGTTTTGGCCAAGCGCCGATCGTTGTGGTGGACGTGCCGGCAGCGCGTCCGTGCGTCTTAGCGCTGCCCGCGGACGGCGCCGTCGTTTCGCCGTCGGCAATCTCGCCGGCGCCCTCCGGGTGCTTCTCGATCCAGGTGCGGCACATGCGCCGGAGCTCGCGCTCCTCGCGCTCCCAGCTCCAGGCGCGCCCGGCGTCGCCGGCGGCGGCGCGCGTCGCCGCCAGCAGGATCTCCACCACCTGGTCGACCGGCGTGCCGCGGTTGATGAGCGCCGCGCTCACCGACAGCTGCGTCGGGTGGATGGCGCTGTCGCCGGGACCCTGGTGCCGCATCGCCGCCAGGCGCGCGTCGACGTCGACCGGCGGCCTGGGCACGTCGGCGCCGAAGGCGAGGAACGGGTTGTCCGGGCTCTGGCCGTTGCCGTCGCCGGCGAGCGGGCGCCGGTGCAGCAGCGGCTGCGCTGCGCCGTCGATCCAGTCGCGCAAATCGTCGAGCCGGTAGCGCCGCCCGGGCTCGCAGACCTCGGTCACGACCTCGACCCATCCGCCGCGCTTGCTGTTGTGTGAGCCGGGCAGGCGCAGCAGCCGCGCGACCTCGGCGGCGGCCGGGTCGGCGCCGATGAGATCGGTCAGCCGCTTGAGTAGGCGCTCGACCTCGGCGACGTTCGCGGGCGTCGCCTCGATCGCCCGATCGAGCAGCCACAGCAGGTGCAGTCCGTGCCCGCTGGCGGTGACGGTCGAGGGCGGGCGCGCCAGCGCGCGCAGGGCGCGCCGCGCCTCCTCGGGCGCGGCGGCGAGCGCGTCGAAGTCAAGGTCGGCGTGCAGGCAGTTGATCTCGGCCAGCGTGTCCTTGGCGCGGCGCCGCGCGCTCGGGCGGATCGTGGCGACGCAGAAAAAAAGCCCGCGCTTGGGCAGGTCCCACTTGGCGGCGAACGCCGCGACGTCGCCCTTGGCCCGCGTCGCGACGAAGCGCTCGCCGCCGCGCCCGTCGACCTGGTCGGCGCTGTTGATTAGCGAGCAGACGAAGACGGGGCACTCGGTCGAGCCGCCGAACACGCCGGCCAGGAACTCCGCGCCCGGGTGCGACGGCGGTTCCGCCTGCGGCGCGTCGGTTGCGGTCGGGGGCGCAACTTCGGCTCTGGAGGTCGGCGGCGCGGCGGCTGCACCGACCGTCGTGCGCGGGTGGTCGCGTTCAGGGGCCGTGCCCCGGCCGATCTGACCGGCGCTTTGCGGCGGCGTTTCGCCGGATCGAGCGGCAACGTCCGCGAATTCGACCGCCGTGCGCGGGAAGTCGCCATCTTGCGGCGGTGTTTCGCCGATGATCGACGCATCGTCGCCGCCGTCGTCACCGTCAACGCCGCCGACGTCACTGACAACATCGCTACCGACAACGCCGCCGTCGTGATCCGGCAGAGGGGGCGGTGACGGCGCAACGTCCGCGAATTCGACCGGATCGTGCAGGTCGTCCGCCCCCCAGCTGCGCCCGACCTTGAAGTCGGCGTCGAGCGGCACCTTGAGTCCGTAGAACGTGCCTGCCTCCCGCGCGTGGCGGACCATGATCTCGCCGACCTCCGCGGCGATCTCCGGTCGACAGCAGCAGGCGAGCTCGTCATGAATCCACAGCGGAATGACCACGTCGCCGTCCCAGCCGTAGTGAAAGCGGGCGCATAGCTCGTCGTGGACTTGGACCAGCCAACGCTTACAGAGGATCGCTTCCGCGGAAGTCACGATGAAGTTGAGCGCAGAATGGAGCGCGCGCGCGGGCACGCGCCGCCCGTCAAGCCCGGGGAGCCATCCGTGCTGGCGCGCGTGGCTCTGCAGGCGCTGGCGCAGCTGCCGCAGTCCCGGCGTGCCGGCCTCGAACTTGTCGAGGGCTTGCCGACCGACTCGCCGCAGGGCGTTCTCGCTCGGGCGCGCTGCTCCGGCAAAAAATTTTTGGTGCAGGCTGTTGGTGGGATCGACGCGTTGGATGCTGCGGGCGATTTTATTGATGATCTGCCCGGCTCTCTTGGCCTGGCAGCCGAACAAGAAGCCGTAGCGAAAACCCTTCGCGCCCTCGCGCGCGACCTCGTGCACCTTGCTCTGCTTGTCGCGTGAAGTTCCCTCTGCGATCAGGTCGAGGATGATGGCGCCCTTCCAGTGTTGGTCGACGCCGCCCAGGAAAGCCTCGGCATAGTCGCCGCCGTCGAATTCGGTCAGGTAGTGGGCGAAGGCGCGATCTTGCAGCGTCGCCTGGTCGGCGGTGACGAACGTCCATCTCTCGGGCGCTTGGAATAAGGCCCGGCATTCGGTTGCGAGTGGCGTGCCGCGCTTCGGGTTCGGCACCTGCGCGAGGTTTGGACCGAAGTGGGCGGCGCGGCCGTGCGGTGTGCCGATGTGGACGATCCCGCCGTGAATGCGACCGTCTTCGCCGACGTGCTTGCGCCACGCCTTTTGGCCTTTGCTCAGCTGGGCGATCCGGCGCTTGAGGATGTGATAGTCGGCCAGACCGGCAAACTCCGGGTAGAGCTGCGGAATCGCTTCGAGCAATTCGTCGTCGATCTTCGCCTGCCCGGTCTTCTCGGTGCGCTCCTCCGGAATCCAACCGCGGGTCTCGAGCTGCCTCGCGACCTGCGCCCGCGAACTCGGATTCATGTCGGGAAACTGGCGTCGCAGCAGGAGCGCTAGCTCGGAGCACTCCGCCGACCATCGCCGCTCCAGGCGCCCGGCCGCGTCGTCGTCGAAGGGGACGCCGTCCGCCTCGATCCGATCGCAGACTGCTTCGGCGCGGTGCTCGAGCTCTAGCGCTTGCGCGCTGTATCCGTCCGGGCGGATAAAGTGCCAGATCGCCTTGGTAGTGTTTGCGTCGCCGACGCAGCGCGCCTGCAGCCCCGGCGTCCACACGGAAAAATCCTCGATGTCGGCGCCGACCTTAGCGACGCCGAGCCGAACGCCCCAAGCCTCGACCGAGTAGCGACCGCGCAATTTTCCCAACGCGCCTCCGCCCATGGCCGCGGCTTGATCGTCGAGGTCGCCGATGTTCGGCAGGATCAGCCGGCCGGCGACGAGCGTGTCCACGATCTCGGTGTTCGCCGACGGCGTCCAGCCGTAGAGTCGCCGCAGCAGCCGAAGGTCGTAGTTCTTGATCTTGTGGCCGGTGAGGTAGCGGGCGCGCGCGAGGTGCGCGAGCGCGTCGGCGATCTGCCCCGGGCCGTATTCGAAGATTTGGGCGCTGTCCAGGTCGACGATCACGACGCAGTGAATCACGGTGGCGGTGTCGAGCAGGTCGTCCGCCTCGACGTCGAAGACCAGCCGCAGCCCGCCGCTCTTGGTTGCGGGAGGCACGATGAAGCGGCGCGCAGGCGCTGGAACGTGGACGACATCGGCTTGCGCCATTCGGTGAAACTGCACCCCACTGCCGGCCTCGCCTCTCGGCCGGCAGTAAGCTGCAGTCCGCGGAATCAGAAGTTGCTTCCAGCGCCGGCGGGACCTTCGACTGCGGGCGCGGGGCCGAATCCTTCAATCGGCGGCAGGCTCTCGATCGGCACGTAGCCGTCGACCTTGAAGACCGGATAGCGAATCTCACCGTAGGCGCGGTTCGGGTGCGTGTAGCTGCCGCGCTCGAGCGCCACGACCGGATACTCGCCCGGGCGCGCGCGCATGTGGCGCCCGAACGCCGTCGAGAGCTGGCCGAGCGCGACCACGCCGCCCTTGCTGTTGGTGGTGAACGTGAAGAGTCCCTCGCCCGACGCCTCCTTGAGGACAATCGTGTTGGTGAACTGCCACGGATCGCGCGGGCGCCCGTCGTCGAACGACTCCCACTTGGCCTTGTCGTCGAACCCGAGCTCCGAGCGCGGCGGCGGCACGTATCCCTCGCCGACCGGCCCCATGAGCTGCTGCACCACGCGGGAGTTCTCCCAGCGCTGCCACCCGGTGCAGAGCGAGTTCATGTACGCAACCATCTTGGTGCCGAGCGGGATCTCGACGGCCTCGGCGCCGTGGATGTAGCTGCCGAACTTGTTGAACCGCGCGAGCTCGCCGATCCACGACCGACCTGCGGCGGCCTGGCCGTACTTCTCGAAGTAGTTGGTCGTCGTCGCCATCAGAACCGCTTCGCTCTTCTTGGTAACGCTACTCTTTGACATGATCTATTCCTCTCTCTTTCTCACTATCCCTGTTCGTCTTGCGCTCTTCGCTCAGATCGCGGGTCGGGATGATGCTCACGATGATCACGAGCCGATCGGTCGGTGCACCGGTCGTCTCGAATTCTGCTAGATCGATTCCCGCGGCGGCTGCCGCGGCACGGATCGCCGGCATGTCGTAGGCCGGCCGCCCTTTGATCGCGCTCCAGATCACGGACACGCCGTCGGCGGCGACGCGGCGCACGCCCTCGGCGCGCATGTTCTCCTTGATCGCGTGTTGAACCTCGCGCAGCGCGGCGGTCGCGGCGTCGAGCGCGGCCTCGCGGCGCTTCGCCTCGCGCGCGAGCGCGACAACATCGGCGACGAGCGCCCGACTCGGCTTGTTTGCCGCCGACGGAACTCGCGCCTCGGCGGCGAAGCAAGCGTTCGAGAATGGACAGCGCGCGCATTCCTTCCCGCCGGCGATCCAGCCCTCCGGCGGCAACGCCTCGGGGCAAGCGGCGGTGAGGATTCTCAGCGCACGGCGCTGCGCGTTCTCGAAAATCTTGGGGTCGCGCTTGATCGGGAACTCGTAGACCTCGTCCCAGTGAGACGCGTCGACGTAGGAGATCAATCCGCATTCAGGGCGATGCGAGGTCGATTCGTGAATCAAGCCGAGTCCGACTTGGACTTGGTAAGCGTGCTCGGGCTTAGGTCCGTCGATTTTGATGCGCGGATCGACGGTCTTGCACTCGAGCAGGAGACTGCCGTCGCCGCCGATGTCGGGGACGCCGAGATGCGCGAGTCCGTCGCGCTCGAATGCGGTGATCAATCCGTCCGGCGTGCCGGACAGAAATCCCTTGACGAAGGTCTCCTGCGCGCTGCCTGCGAACAGCAGGCGATCGCCGTAGCGGGCGCGCAAGGCCGGGACCCAAAAGTGCTTTTCGAAGACCGTTCCGCGCGTCTTCGCGCCCCAGCCGTCGACGTAGTCGGGATTGCGCGGCGCGCCGAAATCGGAATCGCCCTCGCTCTTCGCGTAGAAGACTTGACGCGCACAGCGCCCGATCTCGGACGCGCCGACGGTCTGCGCGCGCTCCTCGAACGCGCGCGCGCTGGCGGCGGCGTGGGTGGCGAGCGCCGCGGCGA